TCCGATCATGGCTGCGGCTGCGGCTGGGTTTACGAATACGAACCGGGGGACCCAATGGGGATGCCCTGGCCGACGCCGTTGATTCAGTTGCTCGCGACGTCGGAAGATCAGGTCGACAACGTGTACCGCCCGCTGCAAATGATGGTCAAGGGCGGACCGCTGGCCGATCTCCTCGCCGTCAACGAGGAGTTCACCCGTCTCCCTGGCGGCGGCAGAATCGACCCGGTCACGTCCTCGGCGCTGGCCCGGCTCGGGAACCCGATCACGTTCGGGCTGCAGGACGAAACCGGCCTCTACACGAAGGCGAACAAACTGCTGCGGGTCGCCGAAACTCAACGCCGCGGCGCGTCCGGTATGGGCGGGCGGATCATGGAAACCACGAACGCGTGGGACCCGTCGGAGGATTCGGTAGCTCAACGGACAGCCGAGTCGAAAGCGGTCGACGTGTTCCGGTTTCACCGACTCCCCCCGCCGTCCCTCGCCTACAAGGTGAAGGACGAGAGGCGCCGCATTCACCGCTGGGTCTATTCGGGCGCCGACCACGTCGACCTGGATGCGATCGAAGCGGAGGCAGCGGAGATTCTGGAGCGGGATCCGGCGCAAGCCGAGAGGTTCTACGGGAACCGGATCGTCGCCGGCGCGGACGCGTTCCTCGACCCGGCAACATTGTGGGACGAGCTGGCGGACGGCGAACACCCGGCCAGCGGCGCCCGTATCTGCTTCGGGTTCGACGGCAGCCAATACGATGACTGGACCGCGATCCGCGCCCGCGTAATCTCAGGGGACCGTCTCTACGGTTTCACCCCGAGGTTCCCCGACGGGAAACCGATGATCTGGAACCCCGCCGACACGGGCGGGGAGGTCCCCCGCGGGGAGGTCGGCGCCGGCATCGCCCACCTGTTCGACGAGTTCGACGTCGTCCGCGGCCTATTCGACCCCGAGCTATGGCAATCCGAAATCGACGCGTGGTCGGTCCTCTACGGCGACAAACGGGTCCTCGAATGGCCCACGAACCGCCCGCGGCAAATGGGCGCCGCCCTCGAGCGCTGGTTGACCGACGTCCGCGCCGGCTCATTCGACCACGACGGCGACCCGATCACCTCAACCCACGTCCTCAACGCCCGACGGGTCCGGCGGGGACAATACGTCCTCGTCGGCAAGGCAGCCGAGCATCAAAAAATCGACTGCATGGTCGCCGACGTCCTGGCCCACGAAGCCGCGAACGATGCGATCGCGGCAGGACTTCGAACTGTGAAGCGCTACCGTTCCCTATCCGGCTAATCGCGAAAGGCCCACCCGTGAACCTCACCCCCGACGAGGCTGTCGCCCTGGTGCAGCGGCTATCCGCCGAACTGGCCGCCCGGTCGAACTACGCCGCCACCTTCGAAAACTATTACACCGGGCGCCACCCGTTGAAGTTCGCGTCCCCCGAGTTCGCGAAGCAGTTCGGCGCATTGTTCGAGCGGTTCAGCGACAACTGGTGCCAGGTCATCGTCGACGCCGTCGCCGAACGCCTCACCGTCGTCGGCTTCTCACTCGACGGCGAACGCGAGCTCGACGACGCGACGTGGGACCTGTGGCGCGGCCAATCCCTCGACGTCGACAGCAACCTCGCATTCGTCGACACACTCGTCAACGGCAGGTCATTCGGTCTGGCGTGGGATGGTCCCGACGGCCTCGAGGTGACATTCGAGCATCCGTCGCAGTGCATCGTCGCCTACGGGGCAGGGAACCGGCGCCGCCGCGTCTCAGCGCTGAAAGTCTGGATGAACGAAGAAGGCGGGCAGGACGCGACCCTCTACACCGACACGGAGGTGTGGAAATACACGCGCACCGGGGCGCCCCTGACCTATCCCACGCCCTACCCCGGCACGGCAGACCCCGCCATGCTCATTACCGCCGCGAACACGTCGGGCTGGTTGCCCCGCGACGTCGCCAGCGAACCCTGGCCCCTGCCGCACACCCTCGGCGTCGTCCCGATGGTCGAACTGCAGAACCGGCCCCGCCTCGGATCCGGTCCCGTGTCCGAAATCGCAAACGTCATCCCGCTGCAAGACTCGATCAACCTGCTGTGGTCCCACTTGCTCACCGCCTCGGACTTCGCCGCATTCGCGCAGCGCATCGTCACCGGCGCCGAGGTCCCCCAGGTCCCCGTCTACGATTCGACAGGCGTGAAGGTCGGCACGAAAGACATGAACCTCGAGAAGTTGCGCGCCGACCGGGTCCTGTGGCTCGAAAACCCGGACGCGAAAATCTCGGAATGGTCGGCGGCGAATCTCGCGAACTACACCGGCGTGATCGAAACCGCCGTACAGCACCTCGCCGCGCAAACCCGCACCCCCCCGGACTATCTGCTGGGCAGCATGACGAACGTGTCCGGGGACGCCCTCACCGCCGCCGAACGGGGGCTCGTATCGAAGGTTCGCGAACGGCAGGAATACTTCGGCGACGGTCTCCGCGAGCTCATGCGGGTCGCCCATATCGCGAACGGCGACATCGGCGCCGCGGAAGCGATCGCTCTCGGGAGGGTTCGCTGGCGGGACGCCCAATACCGCACCGAAGGTGAACACGTCGACGCGCTCCTCAAGAAGCAAGCCCTCGGGGTCCCCCGCGACGTGCTGTGGGAGGAACTCGGAGCCGACCAAACCGAAATCGACCGCTGGAACACGCTCGCCGACGAAGCGACCGTCCGCGGCGACCTCGCCGTCCAGTCCGCGTTCGGGATCCCCACGCCGGCAACAATCGACCCGGCAGGACACCCCCCCGAGGGTGAAATGCCCAATGAAATGCCGCCAGCGGCGTGACCGAAACCGCCGCCCTGTGGCAAGCCCGGCAGCGGCGGATCGTCGCCGCAACAACCCGCCAGCTCGCCGACCTGTGGCGCGGAATCGACCCGGCGAGGATCAGCGAAACGTGGGCGACCCGCCTCCCCCACGCCGTCGCGATCCTGACCGAAGGGCAGCGGGCCGCGGCGACCGGCGCTCAACCGTACGTCGCCGCAAGCCTCGCCGCGCAAGGCGTCACCCCCGCGCCCGCCGGGATCCTCGCCCCCGAAGCGTTCGCCGGGCAAACCGCAATGGGAAACCCGCTCGGCAACATGCTCGAGTCCCCGGCGATCATGGCGAAAAATCAGATCGGGCAGGGGCAGGGAATCGACGCCGCCCTCAACGTCGGCGCGAACACGCTGCAACGCCTCGCCTCCACCGAAGTCCACGATGCCGGGCGCCTCGCAGTCGGCACCGCCATCGCCGGCGACACGGCCTGCGCCGGTTACGTCCGCCGCTTCGTCGGCGCGACCTGCCCCGCGTGCATCGTCCTGGCCGGCAAGTTCTATCGCACGAACGCCGGCTTCGCCCGGCATCCCCGCTGCGACTGCATCCACGTTCCCGCCGGGTCGGCGGCAGCGGCGAAGGTGAAAGCTCCCCGCGACGTGTTCGACTCCTTCACCCGAACCCAGCAGGACGCCGCGTTCGGTCCCGCGAACGCGCAAGCGATCCGCGAGGGCGCCGACATATCGCAGGTTGTGAACGCCCGCCGCGGCACCTACGAGGCGTCGTTCGGGACAAAAAAGTATCTGGCGACGCGGGAAGGGACGACCCGCCGCGGCGTGTTCGGCGGCTACACCGTCAACGCGGACGGGACGTTCACGAAACGGCCCGCGTCGGACTACCTTCCCCGCCAGCCCGGCGACCGTTACGCCCGAACCCGGCAAACCCGGCTCACCCCGGAGCAAATCTATCGGGACGCCAGCGGGCGCGACGACGTCATCCGAATGCTGCGGGACAACGGCTACCTCCTCGACCAGCCGACCACGCCGGCACCTCGCCCGCTGCCCCGCCCGAAGATTCCCCGCCCCGTGTCCCCCTTCCACGATCCGAACCTGCCGACGATCACCCCGTTCGACAAGCCGATACCTCACCGCCCGCCGACGACGAAACCGTCGAGCAAAGCGGCGATCGCTGCCGCGAAGAAGGCGCTCGCCAGCTCGACCGCCCCGCCGGCGAAAGTCCTGGCGAAGGGGGAGGGCGCGCAAACACCCGCGTGGACGAAAACGCTGAAACGAACACGGAAGGACCGCTGGACCGAACCGGACCCCGCCACCGGACATCGCTACGCGTCCGAATGGGAGTTCGACCGGGTCCTCGCGAACCAGCTATCCCCCGCAAACGGCGGACACCCGGACAACGTCTACAAGACGCTCCCCCACGGCACCAAGCGCATCCTGATGCTCAACAGCTGGAACGGTAACTGCGCGAACGCCGTCGCCGCCTACGAAATACGCCGCCGCGGCTTCGACGTATCAGCGAGCGCGATCCCCACTTGGTACAACGGCAGGGGCACCCCCCTGCCCGACATTCTGAAACGATGGATCGACCCGTGGGGCAACGAGCCGAAATGGACCGACCTCCCCAACCGCACCGCACTCGACGACGCCGTCCGCGACTGGCCCGAAGGCGCCCGCGGGTTCCTGTCAATGGACTGGAAAAACGGCGGCGGACACATCATCAATCTCGAAAAAATCAATGGGCGGATCCGCTACGTCGAACCGCAAGACCCGGGGATTCATATCGTCCCCGGCGCCTACTGGAAACGGTTCTACAACGGCGCGAAGATCGTCAGAACGGACAACCTCACCCCCCGACGAACGGTGCTGGACGAATGCCTCACACCGAACTGACCTGGGCCGAGGCGCGAACGGTCGCCCTCGACGCCCTCACCGCCGACCCGACCGTCGCCCCCGCCTACCCCGGCGGAATCGCTATCGCCGCCACCGGGCGGCAGGACGACGCCTGGTTCTACCTGCCATTCGGCGACCCCCGCTGGATCGTCGGCGGCGACGACACCTACCGGATCATCGGCGGCGAGGTCGCCGCCGTGAACAAATCGACCCGCCAGACAACCACGTTCATCCCCCGCGCCGGCGAAATCCGGGCGGAAGGACCCCTCCGCGACGCGCCATAACACCGCGAACCGCCCCCCTGCCCTACACTACGAACCGCGCAACGCCACCCCGCCACGCCACCATCCCCCGCCCGGCAACCCGCCCAGCGGGGCAGAACCCCGGCGTCGCCGCAACGGCACGCCGCCCGCAACGGGAGCGCCTGCGTGACATTCCACAAGCCGTCAGATACCGTCAGTCCCGGCGAGGCACGCCCCGAGCTCAACCTCGGAGCCGTGTTCGCCCGCAACGCCGCCCTCTACGGGACCACCCGCATGGAGGACGCCGGCGCTGCCGCGGATCCGCCCGGCGGGGAGTCTGGCGGCACCCCGCCGGCGGATCCGCCCGCAGCGCCACCCGCCGACTCCGACGAAGTCGCCGCCGCGAAGAAGGTCAACCGGGACCTCGAGCGCAAAATGAAAGCCGCATACGCCGAACGGGACGCCCTCGCCGTCGAGCTCGCCGCCGCGAAGAAGCCGAAGCCGAAGGCACCCCCCGCCGGCGACCCCCCCGTCGACGTCGAGGCGCTCCGCGTCGAGCTGGCGAACGAAGCGAACGCCGCCGCAACCGCCAGGGCGAACGAACGAATCCTCCGAGCCGAAATCAAAGTCGCCGCGACCGGCAAACTCGCCGACCCCGCCGACGCCCCCCTGTTTCTCGACCTCGCCGAGTTCACCGTCGGCGAGGACGGCAGCGTTGACGAATCCGCACTCGCGGACGCGATCGACGACCTCATCACCAAGAAGCCCCACCTCGGCGCGCAAGGCACCACGAAGGGGTCCGGCGACGGCGGCACCCGCAACGGGCAGCGACCGGCGCAACTGAGCAAGGCCGACCTCGCGGGAATGTCCCCCGAGGCGATCAATACGGCACGGGCCGAGGGACGTCTCAACGACCTCCTCGGATTCCCAGCCTGACCCCCGAAAGGATCCAGCCGCTATGGCGATCACCTACTTCCAGCCCGAGGTGTGGAGCGCAAGCCTCCTCGGCGTCCTCTCACAGTCCGCCGTCTACTCGGGCGCCCCCTGCTCCAACCGCGACTACGAAGGCGAAATCTCCGCGTTCGGCGACACCGTCCACATCGGCTCCATCTCCGACCCGACGATCGCCACCTACACGAAGAACACGAACCTGAGCGACCCCGAGGCGATCACCGACGCCGAGCAGCAGCTCGTCATCGACCAGGCGCAGTCCTTCAACTTTCAGATCGACGACATCGACAAGGCGCAGGTCCGCAACAACGGCGCGCTGATGAACGAAGCGAGCGCCCGCGCCGGCTGGGGTCTCCGCGACGTCGCCGACAAGCTCGTCGCCAAGCGCATGGCCCTCAGCGCAAGCTCGACGAACGCGCTCGGCGTCATCGACGCGACCACCGCGGTGAACGTGTACGACAAGCTCATCGTCCCCGCCGGCGTCAAGCTCGACGTCGCGAACGTGCCCGAGGAGATGCGGTGGATCGTCATCGACCCCGCCACCCACGGGCAGTTGCGGCTCGACTCGCGGTTCGTGAAGGCGAACGAAGCCGGCACTGACCAGGCGCTCCGCAACGGCTACGTCGGACAGGCCGGCGGGTTCCGCATCTACAAGTCGAACAACGCGCCGCAGGCGAACCGGGCGATCACCGCCATCACCACGGCGAACGGCGCCAAGTCGATGACCGGCGTCGCCGGACAGTTCAACCAGGGCGATGTCGGTCTCGGCATCACCGGCACCGGCGTCGGCGCGTCCTGCAAGATCGTCAGCGTCAACGCCGACGGGTCCGTCGCAACGGTCGACACGAACTCGACCGCCTCCGCTGCCGTGACCGTCACTCTCGCCGGCGGCGGGCAGGTCG